AACTTCTGAAACGGTACTGGGAAACGTTCCCGGAACGGTACTTTCATTTCACGAACCGGCAGGGTGTGGAGTGCTCGGTCGACACTAACACAGTGAACGTAAGATTATCCGTCAAGAAACAGGGTGGAACTGACGAGCAGGCGGAGGCGGCAGTACAACACAGGAACACTTACGCCCTTCCTATCATACGAAGGATGAGCGCCCATAAAGGTAAGATCAAAGGTCTGTTCGGAACGAAATACAGCCCGGCAATCGTGGAACACGCGGATGAAATCATCGATTTGTTCGCCCAGTTCTATACCGTTAATGATATCATTAACGTCCTGAAAGTGAAGAAGGGGTATTCGGTGTCACCGACTTTGCTGAAAGTATTCTACCAAGATAACCGGGAAACGATAGAGAGGAGAAAGTTGAAATTCATAGATTCAAAGAAGGATTTCTTCATAGCGACGGAAACGGGTAGATTACAGGTCCTCAACGAGTTACTTCTCACATGGAGGATGAAGTTCAACAAAGAAGAGAAGATCTCATATTCAACGGAGATACGAAAGGTTCTGGAACAGGCGCGGAAAGAATGTAAGGGTGAACAGCTATTTTTAACGGTTGACGGGAAGATCGATATAAACGCCATGATTCACGGTCAGGATAACGTGGCGGAAGCCCTCCAGAAACTCCCTATTAACATGATAGTGATAGGGTTAGTCGCGGCGAAGGCCGGAATCAACCCGGCAACGATCATAGGGCAACTGGCATCTTCCTACTACAAGGATCATAACGGATATAACGCGAATTTCCTCGACGGCAAGGACATCCAATTACCGGGTGACATAATTCGGAACACATCGTGGGATGAACTGGCGGGAAGGGTGATGACGCAATCCAACGAAATATCACCCATCGAGGACGCTATCGTCGTGGAAGAGAGGGAGGTGGTAAAAGTCGAAGAGGGTAGATCCAAGCTACTGGAACTTCTGAAAAAGGGCCCTTCGAAAGAAGAAATTGACGCGGATAAAAAGGGGATAACTTCTGTGAATGATATCACGAAAAGGGTTTACCGTCAGAGAAAGGTGGAAAGGGGGCCGGAAGACGAGAAGACCGCGAAGATGAGGGAGTATCGAAGACAACGGTATCACAAGATGAAGGGAAAGAAAAAGGACGGCGAGGAAAGTGATGATAAGTAGTTTTATCTCGTCTTTGAAAAGGGAAGAGTCAACGATCGAGTAATTCTATCAGAATATCGGTGGAAGGAAGGACAAGACAAGATAAAACGAGAAAAATCAAAATTTACGTTATTTTCTCAGAGAAAAATTTGGAGAATAAATAAACATTGTGTATCTTTAGACATTGAAAGAACGAAAAAGAAGAAGCTATGAAACTGGAAGAGAAATTACAAACGAAATCAATCAGTGATCTGAAAGCCATCATGGATTATCTGAAAGAGAGAATGGACAGGGCTACCCGGATGGGTAAGGGATGGGAATTCGAAACCCTCTTCAACATGAGGGAAACCGTGGAGGGTGTGATGGTGGATAAGATGAAGGGTGTGGGGTTAACCGTTGAGAGATAGGAGGGTTCACGGAACGGGCCAAGTGGATGAACGATTACATATTTTAACGAAATTTAACGGGTACAAGGTATGACGAAGAAGATAATAGTCAGGAAATCAGATATTTACGGGGTTGAGATGAACTCATCGAGGAAGAAAAGGTGGTTCAACGGGTACACCCAGTGCGAGGTTCTAGTGTACATGAAACATCTACCGAAACCGTGTAGGTTCATGTTCGGGAATGATGATGAACTGGGTCAGGCATTCTTCGCTAGATTGAAGGCGGAGTTGAACCATGAACACGGCAGTGAGATGATTGATATTGACGATATTATCGGTCACATAAAGAATATAGTTAGTTGATTATTTTTTTCTATCATAAATATGTTTAGAGTAAGGTGTGATCATACTGGTACCGTCGTGAGACGTGTATGATCATCGTAGCGCTAATTTTGACAGTGAGAGGGCTTCCCCGCCCTCTCATTTTTATTTGGATGAAAATGATGTATTATATTATATATAATATAATACATCATCCCTGGTTAAAATGGGCAATTCAATCACGATATGTGAACTGATATAAATCGGCTTTCACGCAGGGTAACACCAGTAATGGGTAACGAAGTTTAAAATTTTGGGATGAACCACGTATTTATCGCGAAAACATGAGAAAAATTAACTTGTTGATTATGAAGGGGTGGGTCAAATTTTCCACCGGGGTTTTGTCTCACCTAAAAGAGGGTGAACATGAAAACATGACACTTACCAGAATCATGAGAAACGAAGACATGATAAAAATGACATGTTACATAAACTTTTTCCTGATTTTTATTGGAGAATAAATAAACATTGTGTATCTTTATGGTGTTGAAAGATAAGAACAAACTAAAATCAAAGAAAATGAAAAAAAGATTTCTTCAAGAGATTTACCCGGTTCTGATAGAACGGGATAGCAGAGGCAATATCATCTCGCGCGAGATGCTGGATGAGAGGTATGTGAACTTCGTACCGAGAGTCGGCGAGATCATCTCCTGCGACACCCTCGAATTCTACCAAGACGAGGAGGGGAATAACGAGCAAACGGAGGACGGCAGGGATTACATTCGCGAGGTTGAATTTCTCAGGGTCGTCGCCGTTATTCACGAGGAGGATGAAGGTCGCGAAACCGGTCTCACTCTCTGCACGAACGTGATCCTTGAAAAAGTTAAAGGTGATGAGCTGCGGTTTCTCGCCGATTGTATATACGATAAGGGCCTCTATTTCGTTGATCCTAAAAATTTTAAATGATGGAAGGCAAAATGGTTGATGTCGATCTCTCCAAAATAGTTCACATCGTGATAACAGTCGCGCTCGCATTGTGGGTGATCTTAGTTATCGCCTACTGTTACGTGATCGAAGTTTTTCGGAAACGTCACCCTCGGTGTCCGAGATGTAAGAGTGATAGAACGTCGAAGATCAAATACATGGAATATTATCATTGCGAGGATTGCAATCTAAATTTTGAAAGAGATGAAAAGCGTTAAAATATGGACGGACGGCTCTGCCACCCTCAAGGATAATAAACTGGGTGGTAGCGGTGTGTACATGGTGTGGGATGACGGCCGGGAATTGATGTTATCGAAAGGGTGGGAGAACACGAAAACAGGGAGGGCGGAGATTCACGCCTTCCTGATGGCCCTCCAACACTTGGGAAACGAACCGACTTCCGCTACCTTTTACATGGATTCGGAATACGTCATGAAAAGTGTCTTGGAATACATGCCCTCATGGTTGGAGAACAATTGGATGGGTTACGCCGGGCCGGTGAAAAACCGGGATCTCTGGGAAAAGGTCCTCGCGGAACTGAACAGAACAGAAAAGGTGTTGAAAACGTACGTTCACGTGAAAGGACATCAGGATAACTTGGATAACGAAATTGTTTTCGGTAACAACGTGGCCGATTACCTCGCGTCCTACAAGAATCAGAACGGGTATGAGTTGGATATCCCCCTCAAAGAGGAGAAGAAATTGAAATTGTACTATTTCTATGACATGGATAATGACGAGGTGTACGCAGACTGGGTGAAAAGGGAAACGCATCACGTCTCCGTGGGTGAATGCAAAAAGGATTCTGTTGACGAGGTATGTGAGTTATGGCAGAAAGGTGAGAGGTACCTCGATTTCGGACATACATTTCACTATATAGGTACCCGTCCCTCAACAAAAAACATGTGCTATTACCTTCACCGTCCTTCGAAGACCTATTTCGTGGATGAGAGGGGAAAGGATTTCGGCAACGATAATCCCGGTATTTTACCTGTCGGGGATTGTGTTGAATACGCCGAGTTTGAGTTACTTAACATTCTTAGCCGGGATCACAAACTCCTCGCTAAAACGTTTGAAAACTATAAAATGAGGAAAGAGATCGTTCCCGATAATGAAGATTTACCTTTTTAATTTTAGATGATATGAGATGTCTTGTTATTTTTCTTAGATTCCTGGGAGTTATTCTATCACCCGTTGTGCTTGTACTTAGCCTTATCATACCCGCATTCAGCTACATCATTCTGGGCGATGAGAGCGAGGTGGATCCGTTTGATTTTATCGGCAAATTCTATGATAAACTTGGTAAATTATGAAACTGAAACCTGAAATATTATGCCAGCCTAACGTTCCAACTCCCTTACACGGAATGGCACCCCGGGTTGTTTTCGGTGAATCGTGGTGGAACATGAAACGGCAGGCGGCGTATCAATCGAGTGGAAATTGCTGTATCGCGTGTGGGAGACCCGCTTTCATGACGGAAACGGGTAGGTTGGAAGCCCATGAGATGTGGGAATTCGATTACGAGAACGGGGTGGGAACCGTTACAGATATCGTTCCTCTATGTCATTATTGTCACAATTTCATTCATTCCGGTAGGTTGTACATGGTTATGGGTGAGGAGAAAACCAGGGATGAGGTTCGTGCCATCCTTGAACATGGATTTAAGATATTGGCTGAGAATAATTTAAAGGCTTTTCCTTTCACTGTTTCCTTCGCCAGGGAAATGAGTGTCGACACTCATGGCGTTCAACCCTACCCTATCGGATGTAGTATGAAACAAAGTGGATGGAAGATGGTGTATAATGGCAAGGAATACAAACCGGAGGATTACGTGAAATAATTTTCTCATGTTACATGAACTTTTCCGTGAAAACATTTGGCAAATAGATAAACTTTGTGTATCTTTATGGTGTTGAAAATAATGAGATAACAATTTAAAAACAAGAAATTATGAAAATTCGAATTGAAAACGGCCTAATTGAAACATCGAATTATGACAAGATATTGGAATACGCCTCGATCCTGAATTCGCTCGCAGGTCAACTCACTGAAGAAGAAGTGAGAAAACGGGTACGATGTCGTTCATTGAAATCGGATAACTTCGAAATAGATTTCGGTCACAATCATATGTGGATTCACGAAAAGTTCGATAACGGATCAGTTGCACGGGATCGGCTAGTCCTTGTTGAATTTGAAAGTTAAAATGGGTCACCAACACGGCATCCTATAATATATTATAGGATGCTCTGATAAAAATAGAAATACTTATGGTTCCTGAGAAAAAGATCGGTGAGAAATTCCTTTTCGGACGGAAAAGGCTTCACTTAGTTTGTATTGAGAAAGATGGGTGCAAGGAATGTTTCCTGAAAGATAAATCGTACTCGGAATGCGTGCGTGTTATGAGACATATCGGTCACTGCGAGGGGATGCTTCGAAAGGACGGGAAGAATGTTGTGTTTAAGTTAATTGATTAACGTTGAAAAATGAACATGAAAAGAAATGATATATCTCGAAACTGTTTCTTCGAGACGATACCGTGGATGATCGTGTTGATCATTTTGTTTATCATCGACGTAATTATCGGTATAATCGATTGGTTCCCCGCCTCCCTGTTAATCGTTCTGATATGGGAGTCATTGTACATGAAATACAGGCAGGATGCGATCATCAGGATAATTGAAAAGGAGAGAAAAGATGGCGACATTGAAGGAATACGGTGAACTTTCACGTTTACGAAATCGATGCGAGGAGTTGGAGGCAGAGAATGCCGTTCTTAAATCAAGGGTTAATGAACTGACGCGTTATATCTCGTCATTGAATGAAGATGAATTAAGGGCTGAATTTCGGGTAGACCATCAAGAAGAAAATGAATCGAAGACGAGATATTACCAGCTTAGGAGAGATTTTGACGGTAAAATACTTCTCGCCACCCAGGATTCAAACGGTGTTATCCGCGTACCTTCCGAGAATGAATGGTACATCTCAGTGACTTCATTGAAGTTCGCCGGGTACGAAATTCTTGAATAATTTCTCATGAAAAAGTTTGAGAATACACTTTGTTTATGTATCTTTAGATGAACAAAATAAAGAACTGAAAATTATGAAGACAAAAATTTTTCTCAGCTTGGCGTCATTTTACGCCTGTTTTCAATGTGTGAGACCCATGTTTTACGAGGAACCTCGTTATGAATTTTGGTGGTTAGCATTGACATTTTTCTTCCTGGGTGTGGGGTTTTTCGTGAACCGGAAAACATCGTTGTGATCATGGTAAATTTAATCCATAAAATAAAGTGAAATGAAAGGTAATTCATATTTTATCAAGGTTGGTGATACGAGGGTTCGAATCTCAACCATTAACTCCTATAGCTTGGTGGAGTACGCACATATTTCAAACGAAAGCGAGAGATATAAAATAAAAATCGTAACTTCACGAACTTCTTTTCTCGTCCCTGTGAAGAACAAGGCGGAAGCAGAGACGATACTGAAAGGTATAGATGATATTTTAGTTTTTAACATAGAATAAATAAAAAGATGAGTTTAAAAGAATTCGTAGATCAGGGCGGGGTGATAATCCTACGTGAACCCAAAGATTTGCAGAACGTGGTTCTGGGTGCCAAAAAAGTCGGTTACCCGGTTAAGAAACAGTATACGTGTAACGGTCAATACCCGTTTTTCTTCTCGGTGAAGGACGCCAAGGTTCTCACAAGCGAGGATGTGAAAGACAGACCTCTAAACATGGATGTGAAAGATTTTTTATCTATGATCGATGTGATAACGAGCACCGTGAAAGCGGATGAGGGTGATACTGTTTGTGTTCAATGTGAGAGTCAATCCGACGTTGACGCATGTGTGAATTATTTTCAAACAGTAACGGGCCGGAAAATAAGGAATTCGAGATTTCTCGAGGAAATTCCTTTCTTCAATTTGCAAAACGGTAATTTTTACCCAGCCTACTGTCTTAAACCGGGGTACACGATACTTTCTTTCGGTGAGTTCAAGGAAAAGTTTATTTCAACACAACCGGGAGTAAGGGGTGAAAGAGTGGTGTTGACCGAGAAATTCATTTCCAAGATTGACGCGGTTATGAAATCACTCAGGGATCTGGAATCGTTTCTGAGAAGTGAACGGTATGTATAAAACATGTCCGCGATGCGGTGGTAGCGATGACGAGTGCCCCTTATGCGAAGGTCAGGGTATCGTCGATGAGAATAACCGTCCACCTTCAACGATGGAAAAGGATGAGAACAGTATTTCAAAGGTTCACGAAGATGAATTTAATAATTAACACATAAAAACAAAGAGAATTATGAAAAAAGCAGAGTTAGATCGTTTAAAAGCTGAATTACAGGGTAACGCGAATTATATCGGCCTGGGATTCGAGTTCGCTAAAAACATGATCATTAACCAAGTTGTAACGGAGAAGAAGGCAATCCTTGAATCCCAGTTCAATTTCGCCCAGTTCAAGGATGCGATCATTAACACGGTGTTGGAACAACAATTGAGTCAAACACCTCTCGAAGAGGAGGTCGATGAAACGAAAAAAGATGCCGAGAAATACGGTGTTGACGTCAAGGAGGAAGAGAAAAAAGAGGGTGTGAAACTTAAAAAATAACCCGGATTATGTATTACGAAGTTAAAATCAAGACGTTGAAGGTGGATGAGATCGGTAAAGAAAAGTGTGTTACCCGCACTTTTCTCATTGACTCGATGTCCTTCACGGAGGCGGAAGCCCGGATGATTGAACATGCGAAGGTGTACGCTAGTGATTACGAGGTCATTTCTATCGCCCGTTCGAAAGTTAACGAGGTCATTGAAAATGATATCGGTAGTGATGAGATGAAATTCTTCAATGTAACTGTCGCGTATTCCGAGGAGGCCGATAGCGGGAAGAGGAAGAATTACAAACGTTACTATCTCGTTGAGAGTCAGAACCCTGATGGTGCTATTTCAATCATACAGGAGGAGTGGAAGGAATCCGTTCTTGACTGGGATATAATCATGGTCAAGGAATCACCTATCCGAGAGGTTCTTGAATATAAAGAATGAGAGTGATATCTTTCTGATAATTGAAAATTACAACATAAACGGGCGGGATTTATTTCTTTTCGCCCGTTTATTTTAAAAATCAATGAGATATGGAAACACAAGAAGTAAAAATACGAATCTCCATCCCGCTAGAAGACGGTTATGCGAAATCATATTTTAGAAAGCAGGGTAAAACTAAGGAACAAGTACTTAACCATATATTGAGTTTAAACCCGGATACTAAAAGGGAAGCTATTATCAAATATGTTGATGAATTGTTCTCATGAAAGTCTCCCTAAATGATTATCGTATTTAATTTGCTCTAAAATACTCAAAAATTCTTTGGTATTAATATACAATATCGTGGAAAATAAAGGCGCTTTCTGCGCCTTTATTTATTGACCGTAAACATACAGACTAACTGATTGTTTTTGATAATGTAACGAACTCCATTTGAATACCTCTTCACTGGGATCATCCTTACTAAAAACTAAACAATCTCTTTTTTCTCGAATTAATCGAAGAATCCTTTTGATTTCTG